TCCTTCGATAACCTCTATAGGAGGCTCCGATGCGAATATGTTTTGCTTGCCATACTCGGTAGTAGTATACCTTTTGGCAGTTGTAGAAGTCATTTCTGTTTTGTTAAGAAACGTTACATAATTATATAGGAAACCTTAAGGTCTTGTCAAGCCCCTTCTGTAGGATTAACCGCACAAAAAAGGGTCATCATTTCTGATGACCCTGATAAGTGGTGCTTATGATGTCTGTCATACTGACAACCATCTAGTTTAGAGTCTATTGGCAAAGACTAGCCAAATGTAACTACATCGTCATCATTATTAGTGGTGAATGTAATAACATCATCTGTATTAACTGATGCTGGAACATTATGGACATCAAGATTAATATCCACATTACTATCGATAGTAATATTTTCAGGATATAAACCTGGAGTTGTAACTACTTCAAATCCTGGAACTGCTGTAGGGTTATCAGTATCCTCATTCAAAGTTGAATAAGATGATAATGATTCATGAACATCGGCATCAAATTGATTCAATGCTAGATCGATGCTGTCCCTCAAAGTCTGGAGTGCTTGATGATACTGGTTGTTGTTGCAAGTCATAACTGTTGTTTGAAATTGATGCACATGTATGTAGAGAATCAATAAGAATATCTTGCATGATCTCTTCCAATGAAAAATCGTCGTAATTCATGGTGACTCTCTGGGTAGTAGCAGAATTATAACTCTTATTTATAGGGTTGTCAACCCCTAAAATAATCTTTTTTCATATACCTACCAAGTATATTACTATTATAATATGCTGGAGTGCCATCTGAATTTGCTTCAGTAAGAACATTATGAAGAAACAACTGTCTTGTTTCCTCATAATTTACTTGTCCTAATGTCTTATGAAGACTTAATATTTCTCTGCGGAAAACGTTGCGTCCATATTTTCTAACGTCTTCTTTAAGTTCTTTAGAACTTCCGTAGTATTTTTTCCAGTCACTCTCACTCGTAACCTTGCGTTTTGCACCTCTAGGCTTTCTATGTTGGGTAAAGTATTTTCTGCCAATGTATTTCTTGCCAGTGATTTCATTAGTAATGAGGTAGACGTAACCGAAGAAGTCGCCAATATCGTCAGAAGAAAAATCTGTACCCTTGTATACCCAGGGGTTTTCGTAAACTCCTCCTTCAACCATTTCATAAGTTTCATAAGTAATTGATATTTATGTTGATACGAGTTTGTACATTTGTTGTTGTACTAGAATTGTGTGGTCTACTAGAATCAAAGAATAGCATTCTGTTTGCTACACTATCAACCTTTGTACCATCTTCAAGTCTTGTAAAACCATCACATGTATTTAAAGATAGTATAGCACCTTTTACGGAATATTCATAGTCCACATGAGGTGCATGTTCAAAAATCTTATCCGTTGATGGATACATATTAGCTTTAACTCTTAATAATTTATCTATTTCTTTCATATGAGGCATCACAAACTCATCTATCGGATCAAATTCAGGTTTAATATGCACTAGATTATGTGGTGGTTTAGCATCTGTTGCATACAGAAGATTTGTTAGATACCAATTAGTTCTATGATCATTCTCACCTTCCTGACCAGTAACATACCAATTATAGTTCCATGGAAACATCCTACATCCAACGATGTGATGCAATAAGGAATCGTAATCTTCATCTGGTAAAAAGTTATCTATTATTTTCATAATCATAAGAAGCATAGGTGTTAAAACTAATAACAGTTCTATTATAAGTTTGATTCATACTACCTGATCCATGCTCCAACCAACTAGGAAAAATAATTAGATCCCCATTCTTAACGGGCACTCTAGAATACTCAGCATTATATTTTGATGGTTCTTCACCTACAATAGGATGATGAATATACCTAACATAGGTATTATAATTAGCGAAACATAAAGGAGTGGAATCATCATCCACATTAATATACAATGCTCCAGAACAAATACTATTCGGATGCATGTGTTTATCTAACATACTATCCTGATCCTGAACATTAAACCATGATTGAGAAAGATTAAGTTGATAACCTGCTCTCAATACTTTATTATACTCAATTAAATATTCAGTTATTCTATCTTCTAAATTTAATTCCTTAAGTATAGAAAATGTTCTACTAAGATACGAAGATCCACCTCTACCTTTTATAGCAGAGTGTGGATGAATGTCTTTTGTTTTTAAATAATTGAAAATCTCAACTCTTTCCTCTTCAGTAATAACATTAGGAAATGATACTACTAAGGTTGGAAACAAATCATATACTTGCATTACTATTCCCAGTATTCATCTAAGAACTCTAGCACATTAGTAAGTATTCTTTGTGCTGCTCCTCTTTGGCGATCATCCCACTCAGGATACCACCCATTATCTAGCCCAGTTTTCATCTTCATGATCTGGGCTACCATATATACCTTGTTTAACCTACCGTTCACTTTAGTTGATCCTGAAGTTGATTCCAATCCGAATCAAACTTCGCTAAACCACTATCAGTTAACGTGTGATCATAACACTTCTGAAAAATATCGTAAGGCAAAGTAACAATATCAGCTCCCACTCTAAAGCAAGCGGGTACTTGGCGAGTCTCCCGAATGGAAGCAGCGAGTACTTGAGTTTTTGAACCATGCGTTGCGTAGACATCTGCAATCTCCTCCACTAATTGTATACCATCCCAATACTGATCATTCAATCTACCAATAAAAGGTGAAACATATGTTGCTCCAACTTTAGATGCTAAAATTGCTTGTGCTGCAGAAAATATTAAAGTGATATTTACTGGCACTTCATCACCACTAAGTATCTTACATGCTTTAAGACCTTCTCTTGTGCAAGGTAACTTTATTGTAATATTTGGACTGATTTCAATGTAGTCTTCTGCCATCTCAAGCATTTCATCAGCAGTATTTCCAACAACTTCAGCAGATACTGAAGCATTCCAAGGAAATAATTCTGAAATTTGTTTAAGGACATCGAGCGGTTCTTGGCCACACTTCTTCATTAAAGAAGGGTTTGTAGTAACACCGTCAATTAGACCAGTACTAACGCCATGCTTAATTAGCTCGATGTCAGAGCAGTCTAAAAATAATTTCATAGCTCTGTCTATAATTGAATTTATTTATTATAACATGTATTAATCGTAGTGGGTCTTAATGATAGTACCAACACATTATTTAAAACGATGATCCATACCTCTTCTAGCCTTATTGTATAAGGTAATACCAGCATTCTTAAAGAACCTAGAAAATTGATTAGTAGTCTTAACTTGATTTGTCATTGCATCAAATGAATTTCCATCAAGATAAGTTATCTTTGATTTAAAATTCTTTCTATAGAATGGAATTATTTGTATGATTGGATCTCCCTCAGATATAACTTGCTTTTCATAATCTATATCCTCATACCCTGATAAGACATCCACTTCTTTAGTCAATTCCATAAACCAATGAAGTTGACACGCACTAATATCACTATGGTAAACTCCAGTGCATGTTGTTACTATCTTATTCCTATGCCAAACAGGTTGAGTTATTAATACAGAGACACCTGGTTCAGTTTTAATAAACCACGGACCTTCTATTTTAAAAAATGCATTGTATGCTGGTTTCTCTTCCTCCAACATAGTATAAAACTGATTCTCTTCATGGAATCTAAAACTACATTCTTTATATTCATCTAACCAATCACATCGTAATTTATTTTCCTTTGCATCATGAGAAAAAATAAATGTATTCCATGCTGGTATAATATATCCAAACTTTAAATAATCTGTAATTCCAGGACAATGAGATACTACTGCAGTTGAAGTTGAAGGTGTAAGATGACCATCATTATCTTGTACTGTTCTAAAAGGACATCGTTTAAGATTTCTAAATTCTAACTTCTGAAACCAATCTGGAAATGCTTGATATGCTGGTATTGGTTCATGCAAACACCCCTTAAACTTCTCTGGTGCAATAAATTCAATATTTAATGACGACATACCACATAGCTTTGAGATATTTATTGTACAATAAAAAAGAGAGGATGTCAATCCTCTCTTTGAACAAGTATGTCAACAGAGTTTTTTAACTACACGCATGTGCTTTACTCTTTACCTTAATACCACGATACATTAAATCGTAGTTTCTGTTCTTATTATGCTCTTCGATAAGAGCCTTGCGATACTCTTCTGTATCGTACTCTCTTCCTCTGTATGTTACCTTTGCCATTTTGGTTCTCCTAAAGTAGTTGGATTTTAAGGCCCGTTCCTTTAGTCATTTGCGTCCCATGTACAATCTAAACCTTCCGCTTCTACAAGGTATTCCTTGTAGACCTCAACTATATCTGCCTTGATAGAAGCAGATAAGTTTTTCTTAGCATTGAGTCGATCTATCATTTCTGATACCTCGGCACAAGTTAAGGCAGTAGCAATAAGAAAGGGCATCATGGGATGAACGCTCCGTTCCGTGACCTACTTGCAACTCTTACGAGTCGAACGTATAGTAGCTTTCGCTACACTATTATTTATAACATGAAATCCTAACAAAGTCAAGTAGTTTTATTTTTATTTAAGGATTTCCGCTTTTCATTTTCCCAAAGCATTTCAGCAAAAGGATTCCCCTCTTGCCCTTGCTGATCTAACATCTCATCATAAAGTGAATCCACTGAAGGTGTCTTTTTTGATGTCTTGTTTGATTCCTCCAACGACATAGCTTTCAATCTCCGTTTCTTGCGGTGCGTTTTGTTGTCCTTTACTATTTAACCAATGCTCTGTCCAAGGTAATGGATTATTCTTAGCAGGGATATCATAGATAGGATCTAATCCTATTGCTCTCATCCGCTTGTTAGCAATCCATTCCACATATTGATGAAGTAATTTATCGTTCAATCCTATCATACTACCATCTCTAAACAAATAATTTGCCCATGCCTTCTCTTCATCTACAGTCTTCTTAAACATTTCAATAACTACATTCTCTTCCTCCTTTGCAATCTCTTGCATGTCTGGATCATCTTTACCCTTTCTCCAGTTGTTTAATATTTGTTGCGTGAGAACCAAGTGTTGACTCTCATCCCTACTGATAAGAGATAAGATTTTAGCTGATCCTTCCATGAGTTTATTCTCACCAAA